GCTAAATACTTGTTATCCAAGATAGCTGCATTGTTATTGTTAACTAATTGAACAGTGTAAACAAAACCGTCACCTGCTGGGATAATATCATCAGCTGTGATGTAAAGTTCAAGTCCATTATACTTATCATAAGTAATAATGTCACCATGTCCAAAAGTTCTTTTGTTAATTTTGATCTTAAATAAAGTACCATCAATACCTTTATTGGTAGATGCTGGTTCAATATCCGCTACAATGTAGGGAAGATCTTGTGCAATAGGAGTTTGCCATTTATACTCACCTCTAGCGTTGTCCACCATGATTGTATTCTTTCCACCGAATGATGCCATTTGATATAAAGGCATTTCTACCTTCTGAGTCATAGCCCATAAATCAATTGGTCCCATATCCATAGGCTCAGTGTTACCAAGCATTTGGGTTAGGTGATAAGAATCAACATGAGAACTTGCTTTGTAGCTTGTATCTCTTAGGAAAATCCCATTATTTAATACTGGAGTTGCCATAATTTTGATTGTTTTTGATTAATAATTGTTTTTGTTTATATTTAATTTATCTAATTAAATTCTTTTAAAAATATTGTTGGATCTTTGGATTTTTCTTTTCCCAGAAGTTCTTGCTGCAACAGGCTCATTGTCTTTAACACCTAATGATGTAGACCCTCCTGAATTAGATTGTTCTGTTTTAAGTTTCCTTACCGTTTTCTCAATTGTTTTCTGTGCACCTTTATCCATAATTTTTGCTTTGTATCCTGAAGGATCTTGCAATAACCATAGTGCCTCAGATATCAATCCATAATTAGGCTCAACAAATTGGTATTTCTCTAATAGGTGACCAAGTAAATTAGTATTTCTACCACTTACTGATGGATACGTAGGTTGTACTAAACCATTATATAACATGGCTTGTGTTTTTTTATCAACCTTGATGTCTCCAATAGCTCCACCTTTTAATGTTTCATACACATTCTTCATGTATGCTTGAGATGCATTCTCTTGTTGTTTTTTCTTTAACTCTTGTTCTTGTAGTTTTTGAGCAACAACTTTATCTTGCATCTTATCTAATTTAGGTTTGAACTTAGAAGCTTGCGTTTCTAATTTACCTAAATCTTTCCAAATTTCTATTTCTTCTTGTATCTCTTCTGCAGTACCATATCCAGTAGCTCCAAGATAATTCTTTATGATAGTTTCCTGATCACTTGAATTTTTAACATTTAAAGACTTATGTCCTTCCACTTGTGCAAGTGTAGAAAATAATCCTTTTAAATCTTGTCCTCCATCAGCTACATATCTAGCAGCTACTTGAAGTTCTTGTGGTAAACTTTCAAAGAATTGTTTTGGCGTTTCTCTCCTTACTTCATTTGCCTTTTCTTCTAAGTTAGCTTCAATAAGCTCTTCCCAATCTTTAGCACTATATTCTGCTAAGTCTTTATCATCATCAAATGCAACAATTTTGTCATCCTTGATTAATTTTGCAAAGACATCAGATATACCATTAATTGGTTTTCTACCTCTTTTCTCTTTCTTTTCATCCTCTTCATCCATTTGATCTAGAGAATCAATTACATCAGATATTTCTTCTTTAGTTTCAGTTCCAGTTTCTGCAACTGGTTCATCAGGGTCAGTAAGAGTATCATTACTTTCTTCATCTTTTTCTTCTACTTTAGAAGTTATATCATCTACTCCATCATTATCAGGATCTGCAAATGACATGTCTGACTTTTCATTTAAGCCAGAAAAGATATTCTTTTGTTTAACATCAGTTTTTTCATCAGGTGTAATAACATCTGCTCCGCTTGGTGCAGCATTGAATATTTCATCTAGATTAATGTCTAATGTTTCTACTTTACTATTCACGTTCTCAGTTTTTGTACTCATAATATTTGTTGGTTTTAATATTAATACTTTCTATACATATATAATATAAGAATAAACTTTTGGATTAAACTTATAATATGTTATAAAATTAAAAGTATTTTGCAGTATATAGCTAACAGTTATTTTTTATCCTTTTTTCTGTCTGCTTTTGGTGCATCATACTTATTTTTGTTTTCTCTTGCTATATCTAGTTTAGTTTGTGCAATGGATTTTTGTGCATTGATTTTTTCTCTTTCAACTTGAAGTCTGCTAGTCTCCATAGAAGTTTTGCTAGCCATTTCTTCACGCTTCATATTTGTTTGATCTTGATATCTAGATGTTTCTCTAATATCTTTCATAGCGTCTTGATAATCAGATACCTGATTTTCATTTATATCTACAGCTGCTCCAAACCCAGCTGATCTTATTTCTGCTAATGTGATATTATTCTGTCTATCTTTCTCATTTTCTTGCATATCAACTTGCAACTTCATTTGCTCTTCTTGCTGTTTAGCTTGAATTGCTTGTTCTTGCATTTGTTGTTGTTGTTGCATGTCTTGTTGTCTTTCTTGAGCTACTCTTGATTCTGAATCTTTTAATATATCTGACACTTCTGCTATTGAATCTGCTTTAACTATGTTTCCTAATTCAAAGATGCTTGCTCCAGTTGTGTTATTAGTTAAAGCCATTTGCTTTAAATTTTCTAGAATAGCTCTGTGATTAGTTTTAGTAGTTGCAAAGATATTAAAATCTCTGAGTAATAGGTCAGTTCCATTAATACTAAAATTTATTTTTTCTGCCTCAGAAGAAATATAGCTTAGTCTAACACTTGGATTAGTACTATTATAATATTGTGCTAGGTCAGTTCTCATCTGATGTACTCTAGGCATCAACTGATCTGAATGCTCTACAAAATACTTCTCTGTTTGAGCGTATGATTGTTGCATAGCCTGAACTACCCCTGTAGCTGTTTGAGCTGATACAGCTCCTCCTAGACGTTGTGGGTTGATTCCTATAGCATCAAAGCACTGTTGTTTAAAGTAATTAGCTAATTGTATTCTAGACATCAATCTACTAGTCTGCTCCATATTAAGAGTTTGATAGTGATTGAAGTTAGTTGCATTCTCTGTATTAGTAATAGATGTATCCAGAGGTAGCATTTGAAAGTCCTTCATAGCTACAAATGCTTTAGCATAATTGTTTTTACCCCAATCTTCTCCCATTGAGTGACGTGGTAATGCATTTTGATCAAACATAATTATTGTTCCTAACTCATCTATTAGGATATCAGCAATCTGATTATTAACCATGTTATAACCAACTTGATATGCTTTCATTAAGTCTACTAATGATGTTGATCTAGTATTTCTATCTGAAAATACTCTTCCTTCTACAGGAAGCTTACATCCATAAAGAGTATTGTTTCCTTTAAATTGGAAAGGTAATCTTCCTGGCTTAGTTCTATTAATACCTAAGTATATAGGATTAATATTATCTCCCATAGTAGATCTCCACATGGCAGGTAAATTTGGTCCTACTTTAACTCCACCCCAAGTTTCATTGATCCATATCCATTCTATATGTTCTCCTTGTAATAAGTTTTCCTTAGTTTTATTTTTAAATATTGTTGTATCATATACAGCTTTCTCTGTAACCTTAAATGTTTCATCAATAATCTCTTGTACTACTGAACCATCTGTTTCAATTTTAGTTAAATGACCAACTTTTCTTTGTGTCTTCCAATATATTGTAGAAACTCTCATTAAGTTACCTTCATCTAATGGAGTCATATCCTCAGAACTGTCAAGTATCTCACTAATGATATCTCCTCCTACAGCTGGATCATTCCAATAGTTACTAGTATACTGTCTGTATGCTAGACCTGGCATTTGTGTATTCCATTCATGTGATTGAGAAGCATCATAATATGATCCATCATTTTGATATCCATTAACTTGGTATTGTGCTGACCTAGCTGGGTATATTCTTTGTAAAGATTCTAATTGCTTAGCATCCATTAAGTATCCATATTTGTCAACTACATCTGACACAGTCATTAGATCACACTTACCTACATAGTTAGAATCAGATATATATCTTTGATCAGGTGATTTTTGATAAAAAGTAAGTACAGGATTCCATAGCTCTACATCATAGTCATCTTCTAACATTCTAAAATGCCAGAACTCTCTATCTGCAACAAGCATATCTCTAAAGCCTCTCTCTTCTAGTTCTTGCATATGAAATCTTTCTTCATCTACTGCAAGCTGATGGGATGCCCATTCTTCTACCATGCTTCTATAACTCTTACTAAAAAAGTCTTCTATTTCAGGTAGTGTTTTTAAATTTTCTGGATTAAGTTGTTGCTTTGCTTCTTCTGAAGATGGATCTAATCCCATCTCAATCATATTCATTACAAGTGTTCTCTCAGCATTAGCTAATAATGTTTCTTCTACTTGTTCTCTTTTTTGTTCAAGCATCTCATTATAAGATGTATCATCTACAGCTCTAAATTGTACTTTAGAATATCTTTTAGAAAACTCTCCAGATAATACATTTATTACATTAGGAACAATTGGATAAAACTTTAGTTCTAAAGCTGACTCATTTTCTTGAGTCAATACATCCATCATCTCTTTGTAATCATTATCAGGTTCAACTATATAATCAGTTTTATCAATTATACCTTGAGCTAATTTATAATTTTTTAATAGCCTTCTTGCATTGATACGCAAAAATTCTATACCTTGTAGTTCTAACCAATCTAAATTCCAAGCTGCCCAATCATCAGTTTTCTGAGAGTAAGGTAGAAACTGTGTTGGTTGTGTTAAACTAGAGAATGAAGAACCACCCTCTGATTTAGCACCATTCTTTAATTGCATTGCATTTAATACTCTCATCTAAAATATATTTAGCTTATTTATAATTATTAAAACCTGATCTTCTTACTTTTGGACCTGACCCTCCTCTAGAACGTCCAATATTTTTAAAGGGAGTACTATACTTTAATTTACTTATTTTTTCTGAATTTACCAAGGAATTGGTCTCTGATTCACGTCTTTTAGTATATCCCCTGTTAGACTGTTGTATCTTAACAAATGCAACTAACGCTCCAAAGGCTACTAATCTATCTACGTTTAACCCAGGAAAATAAGCTAACATTTCTTTTAATAACATAGGATCAGGTATTCTTTCAACACCTAATGTCTGAGTCATTACGTTTCCTTCATCATCTAATTCTTCATCAATAGCTTCTCTAATGAATTCAATTGCATAAGATATTAAATGACTTTTAAATAATGTACCAGTATTCTTCCATCCATATTCTTGATAAACAGTTCTGTTTGACCCAAGATCTTTTAGAAATAATATTTGTTGTTTAGGTACAAGATATCTTTGTTTCTTTCTTGCAATCATATGCTGAATAAATAGTGAGATGTTATTCTCTACAATAGTCCAAGCATTATACCATTCAATTATTAACTCTAATTTCTCATGTGTTTTATTGATATCATCAAACCTACCACACCAAGCAGCAACAATTTTATCTTTCTCAATAAACTGTTCAGTGTCTCCAGCTGCAGTTGTTCTGATTACTTCTACTGCATTCTTGTATACAAAAATACTACACAAGGAATCTGATGTAGTTGTCTTTCCTTCTGATACAGGATCAATTGATGCGTAGTATGCTCCAAATTCTGGTCTCTTACTTGCTGGTCTTTCCCAAACAACTAATGCTCCTGTTTTATCTGTTGCTTTTCTATTTACTGGAAACTCAGATATAGGTAACTTAGTAGTTCTCTTAGCAACAATACCATCTTGTTCTCTTTCTAATTCAATATGCTCATAAGGATATGCTTTCTCCTCTATATGTTTTATCTGCTTACTAAGAATACCTTGAGGGAATACAGATGCTTTTCTATATGCAAATGCTTCAGCAATATTTAATGGTTTCTGAGAAATCCTTAATTGGAATTGTTCAGGTCCTAGTTCACTCTTCCATCTACTTCTTTCTATTTCTATGGCTTGTATAGCTTCTTGTATTAATGAGTTACCGTGCTTATCTATGTATGGTGGCATAGACCATTGTTCTGGGATAAACAAACCAGCCATTGCTACAGTACCATCTGCATCCATAAGGTTAGTTTCAACAGCATATATATCATTTGCTACTGGATTTAGTATCATATCCTTCAATGGGTTACATTGTTCTAAATCTCCAACAGATCCTGCAGCTATAAACATTCCTGTAGTTACCATTCCTGATGACATTGCAGGACGTAGGTACTCATATGTCTGCATCATCTTAGGTGCAATACCTGCTTCTTCATGAAAGAATATACTACATGGTCCACCTACACCAGTTGTTGCATTTTTCTCAAATGATGCTCCTTGTATCTTTGATTTTAATCCTCTAGATGTTTTTCTATTTCCTACTTTAACTTCAATCTGTTGTTGCCATAACAAAACCTTTTCAGGATTACTAGGTCTATACCAAGCAGTATGTTCATTAAGAAATGTTTTATACTCATCTAAAAACTTCCATGAACCTTTATCATTAATATAATCTTTAAGTGATGCACCAATTTTACATGTTGCACCTTCTTCAAACCAGTATGTATTAATGATTTTACCCATATGAAAATATGAGGAAGCTATCTGACGTTTCTTAAGTATAGCTGAATGTTGATTGTTTAATTCTGCAAGTAACTCATATAGAGCCATGTGATACTGTGCATCTCTTACCTTTGCAAAACCATATTTCTTTTCTTCTTTATCAAATATAGGTAAGAAGTTTAACCACATGTAATAATCCCTAGTTAAGAACCAAGACTTATCTTTATTTTTATATATTACTCCTGTTCTGCATTTATTTTTCTGATCTTCCCAATAGGTTGTGAAATCTTTTGATCTAAATGGAGCTCCACAGTACAATCCATCTTTATTAAATCTTTTAGCCTCAGCATTAAATAGTAAGTTTGTTTCATCAAACTCATATGTACCTGGTTCTTTAAAAAGATCATAGATGTATTCTTGAAAATCTCCATCTGTTGAAAACTCAGTAGTTGTCCATTTACCATTATCAAATGTTGGAATGCTTCTACTCATAGCTTACAATTGCAAATATATCTCCTTCTTGAACTAATAAATGCTCAACACCTTGATGTGTCATTGGTGTAGGCATAGCATGTTCTGCATATTGTACAATATCACCTACTGATATCTCTTCTATACTTGATCCTACTCCTACTACTGTTCCTTTATAAGTTGCCTTTTGAGCCATCTCTGGAATTATTATCCCTGATGCTGTCTTGCTCTGTGCTTTTATTTCCTTTATTAGTAACTTCTTTCCTACTGGTCTTACTACTTGATTTGTCATTTGTTGATTTTTTATTGTTAAAATTTATTTCATCCCAATAGCAGAAATGCCATTGAATCTCATTATCATCATTTATCATAGTTGATCATAAGCCAATCCCGCTCCACCACGTACTGAGCTTTCTTGTTCTTGTTTCATATCAGTGAATGCACCTTTGTATGATTGTCTTATTTGTTCAAACTTAGCTGCAGCATTAATCATAGAGTTCATGTTACCGTCTCTCCCGTGTTCTATTGCAGTAACTTCCATATACTTAGCCAATCTATCAAGCATAGATTTAATACCCACATAAGCTCTGTATGTAGGTGTCTCATATAACTTCTTACACATGTCTATAGCATATCTAATCTTACTATCTTCAGGAGACTCTTCTAGTTGTATCTCTTCAATAATAATATCCTCCTTTTCATGCTCAGGCAAATTAAAGAATGGGTTTAAGTCATTATCTGGACAAGTCATATAAAATATATATTGATATACTTGCATATGCGTATCTGGATATTCTGTCATTAATGTTTTTAAGAAAGGTAATGCATAACAATGCTCAGTTAATACTACTTTACTATTTTGAACATCAAATAATCTTATATTCATAATTATTTATTTTCTTTAACCCACATCATTAATGAATTTACTTCATCTTTTAAATAGGGTAGTTCATATATTTTTACTGCTTCTAATACTGGTTCACCATTTACATGTTCATTAATTGGATACCCATTGGTATCCTCACCTACTTGTTTAAACTTTACATGTTGAATTACAAGTTTACCTATTTTAAGTTTAGGGTTATGCTTCTTAATAATATACGCATAAATACTTAGTTGTAGGTTATAATGATTCAGATTACAATCATCTAAATGATTTACAGGTTTAAACATTTTATTAGTTATACCTTCCCAATTAGTAAACCCTTTATCTTTTATTTCTTTATTTGTTTTATAGTCAATGATGTTTATATAACCATTTACTATTTCTACTATATCTGCCTGACCACATATACCAACTGACTTTAAGTATACTAAATGTTCAGGATATACACCATCATCTACCTTTTGTACTGGTGCAATTTTTACTCCTTGTTTACTATCAAACAATGGTTTAACAATAGGTACCTCAGTCCCATCACGTTCAATAGTCTTAAAGTCTAACATGTCAGACTCTCTTTGGTTATGATAAAAATTACCAAGTTTTATAGCTCTATCTGTTTCACCATCCCATGCTGCTATTATTTCTTTTGGGGTCATACCATACCATTTAGAACGTTTGTTCTTAGATGATTTCTTAGCTTGACCATCTCTGTCAAACTTAGGTTTAAACTTTCCTACTAATGATGTAACACTTACCCAAGATATTTTATCTTGATCAATGCTTTCATACAAGTGACCTTCTTCTTTAAAGTGTATTGCCATGGTTATTATTTTTAATATTTGGATTTAATGTGTCATTACTTGACCAAACTAAATTATCCGTTGTATTCTCATAACTACAGGAGCAAGTATCTTCTAACAAAGTAATTGCTTCTTCACCTGTAATTTCATTATTAACTAATAGTTCTCCTACAATTTCTTCTTTACTTAACTTTTCCATTTGATTCTATTTGTTTAATTATTAATTCCTCAATTTCTTCTGGTACTAACGCTGACCAGTAACCTTTAGGACATTCACTTGATAATGATCTGACTTTGAACTTTAAACTACATCCACAATCAGAACAACAAGGCTGTGTTCCTGGAGCCATACAATCATCCCCCTTTGCATCAAACAAACTGCAAGCAATACATAATTGAAATCTATCAGTAGCTACTGCTTCAACATGTTCTTTTTTAAACATATTGTTTTTAATACCATCTGCAATTTTATCTATATTTTTAAATGCATCAACGTATTTTTTCCAGGGTTTACTCATTTCTTTCTAAATTGTTTTTTCTTAACTAAGTCTTCTTCCATTTGTTTTAAAGCAGATTCTAATTCACTTATATCTTTCTGAATATCTTCACTTTTAGCAAATCCATTATATGTTCTTTTAGCAACATTGCCCAACATACTTTTATTTCTCTTAATGGCTTTTTCAACTTTACTTTTTCTTAATTGGAATGTACCTAATCCTTGAATATATATTCTAGGGTACTCTAATTTAGATAAAGTTTTTCTAACCTTTCCATAGTAAAAAGATATTAAGTCTTCTACTACTTGTTGATGAACGCCCACTTCTTCAGCAATACCCTTCTTTAGTTCCTTATGAGACTTGGGATTCATTGCCTAAAATTTTATAATCTAATAATACTAAACCTTTCATCTGTAAAGCCAATGTAGTATTTACTTCTATTGTCTTTTTATTTTTACCATTTTTTACTAGTAAGGTTTTCTTTTCAGCTTTATTTATTGCATTACGTGCAGACTGTGCACTTTTAAATATACCTAAAGCAACTATATCATTACAAAACTTAGTAAGCTCTATACCATTGTTCTTAGCTAATTCACATAAAAATTTTAAATCAGAATTACTTATTTGAATGCCATTAAAAAAACAATACGTAACCAGTTGATACTGAATACATTTATTCATATCAACTTTAATTTTAAAATCTACTTTATTTACTATTGCCATATTATAAACTTAATATCATATCAACTAGATCAGGGTGAGGATACATATCTGATTTATCCTTCCTAACATTAGTATGTGTTAGTAATCCTTTTACATTTCCATAGAAAGCATCTTCATTAAATCCAAACCCTTTGGTTGGCCCATGCTTTTGTATAAATTGTTTTAAACCAATTCTTACATCTATCTCATCTCTCTCACCAACAAACTTAATCCATTTTTCAATTGCATTAATTTGTTTATGTGTATAAGCGTGCCAATTTATATGGCCTTTAAAAGGTTCTTCTAAAGTAATTACTTGATCAGGTTGACATATACTACCAACATAAGTTTTATTTTTGCTACCAGATAGATATGCCATGTTACATACTTCAAGACCTACAGAGTGACGGTTCATATATCCTGAACCAGTCTTCCCTAAGTGCCAGCCTTGTGCTCCTTTTGGAAAAGCTTGTACCATTACACCATCATTCTCATCATTACCATTTCTATGGTTGATACCACCTAATACAAATTCAGTGGCTACTCTCCCTCTAGTATCTCTTCCCCAGTGATCAATGCATCTATAAGGATTGGAGTTACCTGCTGTATGATGAATAAATATATACTCATTATTAACTGGTCCATCTATATACTCACCTTTAGGTAAATAGTGTTTATGTATATATTGCCCATAGTTAGTTTTGAAGAATTGTGACTTAGTATCATTATCTTCATCTATCTCTTCAGTAAGTTTATCTGGTTGTTGTAATATAAGAGACCACATTTCAGATCCACAGATTCCATCAGCAGGCATATTATACATCAACTGATATCTAATAACATGCTTTTCAGTTATTGAACCAAATATTCCATCTGGTTTTAACATAAGTTTTTGTTGTAGGGATTGAACTTCACGCCCACGATCCCCTTTTTTAAGGACCTTCATATTATTCTACTTTAGATGCTGCTTTTTCCATAGCAGATTTAAATGCTAACTCTTCCTCAGAAGGACCTTTCTTTGCTTCTGCTTGATCTGCATATGCTTGTGACATAAAGATCTGAGCTTGAAGTCTTTCTGCTCTTGCTTTATCTATTGTAGCCAGTAACTCTTCATACTCAGCTTGTACAGTTAAGTGTGAAATGTTATCTGAATAAAATGCTGTAATGTCTTCTCTACGTTTTGCTAACTCTTCCTTACTTAATTCAGGTTCTTTAGATTGTAGATCTGGATTTAAATTTTTAACGTCTGCCATGTTTTTGATTTTTAAATTAAACTTAGGCAAATATATAAAAAAAGTTTAAATAAAAAAAGTTTACTGACTTATTTTAAGAAATTTTATTACGTCTAAATATATCTATTACGGTTTTGAGTTCCGTATACTTGTAGAAACGTAAGACATTATCCGGAGTACTTACGTACCATCCACCATCATCTTCTGCTTCTTCATTATCACCAGAATGAAATATGATATCCCCAAAGGATATTGCATAATAATAGAAATCTTCTGGGAACTCTTCTTCTGTATCTACTAGGACCTTTTTAAATCCTAGTTTTATTAATTCTTGCTGGTTCATAATATACCATTTATTTTTTTCTTGATTTGGCTCCAGAACATTTCCATCTTTTACGAGAGAGATTGTTTGGAGTATTTGGATCATTTGCTTTTTTCTTAGATACTCTTTTCTTAATACCTAAGCTTCTTGCACAATAACTATCCCCCTTTGATGTACCAGGTTTAACACGTGGCCCACCACCTTTTGCTTTTCCTGCTTGGCCATAACTAACTCTTTTACCACTCTTAGTTACTTTAACTTTAGCTTTACCTTTTCTTGGTGTTGCCATTATTTTTTAGCTTTAGCTTTAGCAGTTTTAGATAAGTCTTTCATATGCACTAATGGTTTACTGGTTTTAGTGTGGGTTTTACCAGTATGCATTTTACCATTTGACATTTTATGACTAGTACCTTTCCATTCTTTACCGTCCTTAGTATAATGTTTTACTCCTTTCATTATTTCTTTTTCTTAGGAAAACCTTTCTTCATATTACTATAGGCTTTCTTTGTTATTGTAGAATTCTTCTTTGATCTGGATGTCCCTGCTTTTTTTCTAGCATTTATATTTGCCCAGAGACCTTTCTTTTTTTTCTTTACTGCCATTATAAATCAGTTACTTGAGATGATGAAAGAACTATCCAGTTAGTACCATCAGACCAAATTGTCACTGATGCATATACTTTATTTAATACAAAATTAGCTCCTCCATTAATTGTTTCAGATCCTTGTGCATCAATTGTAATTGGTTTAGCTGCTGAAGTTGAACCATCAGTTGTAATAGTTATTTTTCTGTATTGCCAGTTCTCTGTTCCAGCTGCAGGTGGTAACTGAAGTGTTCCTGTTCCATCTACTCCTGTTCTTCTAACAAGAAATAATTGACCAGGTGAATTAGTATTTATTACTGTAGTAGCACCAGTTGCAACACTAAGTGAAGTAAAGTTTACAAATTCTTTAGTGTCCTTACGGTCCATGTCTACTGTAACAACAGCTCCTCCTAATCTAGTTAGAGTTAGTAAATCAGTTGCTCCATCAAATCTTGCTGCACTAACATAATCATTTGGTAATGTTACTGATCCACCATTAGTTAAAGACAGTATTTGTCCCGCAATAGATAATTGTTGTTTATCACCTCCACCAGCATTAAAGAATGTTTTTAATTGTGCTAGTGTTACTAATTCAGTTTGCAACTTAGGTGCTGGCTTTAATCTTTCTTGTGGGTTAGGATACCTTGCTAATGTAATGTAGTTGTCTGCTTTTGGAAGAGCAGTACCATTTCTTTTTAACATGCCCATCATGTCTTGTAGTATTGTACTCATTTTTTTTAATTTAATTTAATATCAGTTTCAGGATATTTATTATTTAATAATTTTTTAATATCAGAACACCTTTCATACATTTCTTCTTCTATGTAATATGATATCATATTTTCTAATTCTTCCTTGCGTGGACCTGTCTCAGGATCATACGCCATTATAGCATCTGTCCCTGTTTTAAATTTTTGTCCCATCAATTCATCAAAAGTTATCTGACCACTTAAAACTAAATAAGAATTATTATAAGCCGTATCAAGTATAACTGCATCTAATTGCATTTGCTCAATTTCATTTAAACCACTTTCATTATCCTCATTATTGTTGTCCCAATTTGCCATGTCTTATTTTTAAGTTATTCTGTATCTATAAGAACAATATACTCATTTTTTAAATTGTATAAAAGTTTTTTTACAACAACATGCCCCCCACCTGATTAAAAATGTTTAACGGCCCCCATAAAATTGTGTGTATTGCATAAGTGAGATGCCCTATGAAACTGCTCCCCACCTTCTGTCTGTGGTTGCGGGTACCCCCGTGTAATTTATCCACTTAACTTTTATTTTTAAATTATTTAAATTATGGTCTACTTCAGAAAAGTAAACATCAATGAGTCAACTGGCTCTGCAACAATTATTGTCTCTTCAGACACAACTTCTAACCAAGTTACTAGTCTTGCTGGTATCAGCGTTGGTACTAGAACTCAGGGTAACCTAAGTTTTGGAGTTCTATCCTTGATAGACCCAGAGACTAACCTGGTAATGAAGGCTGATCATCCAACAATCAAAGCTCTACAGAGTAAGATGAACTTGGGTGATGAGATGCCAAACTTCCAACTTAGTACGTCTAAGGTTGTGAACTTGACTACTGGTGAAGAGAACCAGAACTTGTACTGGGTGGAACAAGTTCCAGCTTAACAAGAACAAGGCAGGGTGTGTTAACGCACACTCTGTTTTTTGTCATCCTCAAGTGTCTACGTATACTTTTGCTCTGACACGTAGCCACATACCATAGCTACACATAGCTTCACTGCTCTTTCCCTTCTTCACTTCTCCCTACCTTCAGATTGCCTGCATATATTATGCAGCATTAATCAATATTAAATATAAATATTATGCAAACAGTTTATTTCAGAAAGTTCTCAATCAATGAGAAAACAGGTTCAGCTACTATAATAGTAAGCAATGAGCCAATGAGTATTAAAAAAACAACCATTGCCGGCATAGATGTTGGCAGTAAGACACAGGGTAACCTAACGTTTGGTGTATTAAGCCTGACCAATCCTTTAGATGGTACAGTTCTGATGGCTAATCATCCTACAATAAAGGCATTGAGGGAGAAGCTAAATATGGGAGATGCAATGCCAGGCTTCCAATTGTCAAACAATCCAGTAATGAACCTAGCTACTGGAGAAGAAACTAACTTGAGATGGGTAGAAGCTGTTTAATTACAGCAAATGATAGACATTAGGTTTAACTGGTAGAGATATCAGTTAAATCTTTTGTTTTTTATTTAAATATGGGTGCATCACACTAAAGAGGACATCATATATCCACATATTACCACTATTTACCACATAATTATTCTTACAGCTACCTTTAATATATATATAGCTAATGTAACTACAAGAGTAACTATAACACTCAACAATACTACAAGGGTAATGTTAGTCTCTCCATCTATAGGATAAGAAGACTATCATCCGGAATACTAATAAAATAAATCATAACTTAATCCTTACTAAAATCATGAACATACTCATCTTAAATCCTAATGCCTTTGTTACATACAGAGGACAAATAGGTCTAGTGTTATATACACCAGAAAATCATTTAATGGTTAACTTCTTTAATGGAGATGACCACTGTAAAGCTAATCGTTCTAAGTTAGGTTCTCCATCTATGGAAAAGCTAGAAGAAGTATTATTAGAGAACCCAGAACTTAGGGAACTTGCTTATGAACATAATCTAATTGAAATACATAAACAGCAAGTATTAGACTTCTTGCAATATGCTAATTCATATAACTAAACCGCACATATGAGAAAATATATCATATTACTTTGCTTCCTCTTTATAGGGGGACCAATGATGACATCATGTACCTCGTCAAGAGGATACTGTAAGAGTAAACCAAAACCAGCTAAGTGCTGGAATGCTAAGAAACAAAAATACGTCAGATGTCATTAAAGAAAATAATAATAGTATTAGTAGTAGGAATATTCTTAACTGGATGTTCCTCTACTCGTACATGTAAGAAGCTACCAGCATATGGCTGGTATAAATAACTAATCACTAATACTAAATATAACTAAATGAAAAACTATATAATACTATTCTTACTTACACTATCCGTAATGGGGTGTGAGAAAGAGTCTATCGTTGATGAGATGCAACCGCCTCAAATCAATATGGTAGATATAATTACTTATGATCCATACGTAGTCAATGGAATACAATACTACTTATATGTAGGATACTATCAAGTTGACTCAGCAGGAGTAACATCACTAGATAAGTTCAATGATAATTATAACCAATGGTTATTGACATGTACCCAATGTAATGAAGATTACTACTACATACATAATCTTACTTCTAATACTACAAGTTACTTATCTAATCCAGATTTCGTAATCAATAGTACCACATTAATTATAGATAATTCGTCAAGTAGTTTTAATGATGCTAATTCTCCTATAGGTGATGGATCCTATTATTTATATCCTTATGATATAGATATTAGTCTAAACAATAATGACACAGTAATACTATTCAATTAATTAAATAAATAAAAAATCATGGCAAATCTATTCAAATCATTCATCAAGATATTATATGTAGTTGTATTCCCTATACTATTTATATTTATCTCGTACCAACTAATTACTAATTACAGTATAGATACAGAAATGTATGCAGCACTAGGTATAATTGGCATTGCAGTATTTGCAAATGCTACTATGTACCTGGCATTTATGAGCAAGATTAAAATGGTTCCTAAAATAACAGTGGAATTTGTACCAATCTTTGGCTTTGCTTTTGGTGTAGACACAGATAATAGAAGAACATCAGTTCTTTTACTTCTACCGTTTATATCATTTGAGATAAAAGTATCAAAAAAAAGAGAACAGTAGTTCATACTAACAGTACCAGTAGTATTATATCTATAATAACACTTGTACAGTTAGGAGCCCTCACTGCTCCCTACCTTCAATTCGTATAACTTTAAATAAATAATATTATGGCTAAAAACTTTAACATTTCAGAATCCATATTAGAGACTATTCTTAGGAATGTCTTTGATATGTCAGGTAAGATGAACTCAGATCATATTTTTGATATAATCATGAGAGAATTACCTGACCATGCAAAAGAATCTATACTACACCTAAGTTTAATAGGTGACACGTATAAGAAACTCTTTAAAGGTGCATATGTAACACTTGATCCACCAAGTTACCATGCAGGTACAGAATTTGAGTGGGATGTCTTAAAAGACTTAAAACTTGCTGCTCCAAATAATCAAATCTATGCAAAAGTTATAGATGATACATCTTGGAGTGCAACAGAAAAATTCAATCCGTTCTACAGTCAAATGAAATTAGAACTAATGTATCATGATGATCAGAAACAATTAAGAATGTATGATCATTCATGTAGTCCATTAGAACTGAAATTAGTTTCAGCAGAGGATATAGGATACTTTAATATATTAGATAGTGATTTGTTACTTAGTGATAACCCTATAATAATAGAAAAAGATGCCTAACTTCTCATTAGAATTAATACAGACTGAATATAAATCATGGCAAAACATGAAACAAGCACTAGATAATAGCAAAGGTAACTGCACACCCTTTGGTAGGTATATGGTAGATAAATACTCTCTTAAAAATACTGAATTATTAGAAGAGCAAGATTCTAACATGGCCTTACTTAGAGTGATCAGGGATCATGGGGAAGAGTTTAATAAAGGATAGGTTTGGTATTGTTAAATACCATGTGCTATCTGACCCAGAATTATCTATACAGTCTAAAGGGCTTTACAGTCTTTTAGCATGCTATGCTGACAAAAAAAGGGAATGTTTTCCTTCAGCATCAACACTTGCTGACTCAATGAATGTATCACAGAGGTACATATTTAAGCTCTTAAAAGAGTTGAGGCAGCATAATTACATAAAAAGAGTAGATGGCAAGCTAGTTATTTATTAACTGTTAGCTATATATATGCTTTTTAAATTAGAGTTTAGACCAAAGTTTCTTATGATAGGTCCCTCAAGGTGATTAATATATTTATCTTTACAATAGTTTACAAGATAAAAATGATAGTACAATTACCTAATGGACGTATAATAGAATGCTCACTTGAGCAATATCTCTCATTATCTGATGATGAGATAAAGGACCTTAATGGTTTAAGTTCTGCATATACTAAAGAAGTGGTTAATCCATTTTACAATAGCTTTTCAGGCCGTCCAGTAGCATCTCATGATGATGAACCAGAGTTCATAGAAGAACATGAGCCAGCACTTGATGAAATGGAAGCTTTTGAGAAATTGGAAGACCCGTATTTCCATTCAGATGATGTCTAATAGTTAGACACATCAATCAACATTTTTATTAATTTACAAAAACAATTTATTATGCAAAGTAAAGTAAACATCTTAGCAGATGACATGGGTAATGTTATCAGACAATCAGCAAACAATTCAGAATACGGTTACATCAGACTACAACAAGACAGAGTTACATTTGGTAACAATGGATGGGTTAAGAAATCTAATGTATCAACATTATTATTAGGTAAGCTAGAAGATCTGCAGTCACTAGATTTTAAAGCAGGTGATCAAATGGGAGGTAAAATTGTTATTAAAGAGCAATTAGAGCCATTCAATTCTAATGATCCAGATAGAGATTATAAAAAAGCAGGTGATACAGGTATCATTTGTTGTGTAGATGGACAACCTATTTATAGGAAAACATTTTATGTAGCTGACACTACTGCAGAAGATGTATTATTAGCTCACACTAATGGTTCAGATATTAAAGAAGCAAACGGGCCATCTGTAGCTACTAAAGTACAAAACGGTACAACTCTAGAAGCATTTGGAATAACTCCTGATGCTGAAGAAGTTAAAACTGAAGTAGTTGATGATGTTATTGATGAAGTAGAAAATGAAGAAACAATAGAAGAAGAAGTCTTAGAAGAGACTTTTGATCTATAAAGAATTTTTTCTGAAGTAAGTATGAGGCCCACATAGCAGTTTTTGTTAAACTTGTTGTGTGGGCCTTTATACTTTAATCTATTCTCTAATCAATAACAACCAAAACTATTATGCTATCTCAAGAACAAATATCTAAAATCAATTTACAAAAACAGGAAGATCTCTTAGCAAAGAGAAATGAACGTTATCAATACTATGGATTACTGTCAGAATATCAGACACATCCAGAATCACTCATTAATTCTTTAAACTATACAAAGTTAAATCCGTATCAACATTTTTTGTTTAAACGTGTACTACATGGACTTAAGGTTTATAAACCTGAAGAAGTTAGAGTACTACACTGGGACAAGAAAAGACGTATAACTAAAGTATGGAAGAGAAGCCAAAGGGAGATCAATGTATGGAAGCAAACCATTTGCAATAAAAAGATAAATGCTTATCTTAGCAAAACATTCCAACATTCTGCAACAGCTCTGTATATAGCCAATATACCAGCTGATGAAGTGTTAGATGATTACACTAACACTATGAGTTTTAAGGAATTAGGTATAACCTATGAAGATGTCATAATTAAATTCATGGCATTAGGTTTACTACCAAAAAACTATCTCACAATTAAAGGCCAATGATCCAACAAAAAAAGAAGCTATGTAATGATTGCAATACTCTACAATTTATCTGGAAAAATGATAAAGGTAGCAAGTATTGTAAGAATTGCTGGTATAAAGCTAAAAGCGTAGATGCTAAACCATTAAAGAGAGCACCAATAAAACAGAAGTCAAAGAAAATGCAAATACTTGATCAAGCTTACACTAAACTTAGAAATAAATTTATGGAAGCTAACCCAATGTGTCAAGCAGCTTTGCACTGTTGTACTGGTTCTTCAACTGATGTACACCACAAGAAAGGACGTGGTGAATATTACTTAGTGGTTAGCACTTGGCTTTCAGCATGTAGATCATGTCATATGTATATTGAAGAGCACCCAAAGGAGGCTAAAGAATTAGGTTTATCCACAGATAGAATATGAAAAATAACAAAAAAGATAGGCTACTTAAAATTGTAGTTTGGACAACAGTACTAATAATAACAATTATATTATGGCAGAACATCCTGGAAATGCTTCTATAAAAACTAGAGAAGTAGTACAAGCAGATGCATTATTAATAGCATCACAACATAAAAGATGTGGCTTAGGAATATCTATGGGTCTAGGTAAAACTAGAATTGCTATACAACACCTGCAGAAAAACTTTAATCCATTTATCAAAGCATTGGTAGTAATACCAAAACATTCAGTAGCACAATCATGGATAGATGAGCTAGACAAGATGAATATACCTAACTTAGTTAAGCATATAACATTTAGTACATACTTATCTATAACTAAGCATAATCCAAATGATTATGATATAGTTTATTTAGATGAGTGTCATTCTATTCTACCGTCACATGAAGCTTTCTTGAGTTTATTTACTGGTAAGATCTTAGGTTTAACCGGTACACCACCAAGAGATAAACATGCTATAAAAGGTAGGTTAGTACAGAAATACTGTCCTATTAAATATACATTTGATGTAGATGAAGCAACCAGTTCAAAAATATTAAATGATTATAGAATAATTATACATGAGCTAGAGCTATCTAAATTACCAACTCTTAAGAAAAAGAATAAGAATGGTGGATTTTGGTGGACTAATGAAGTAAAAGATTATTCTTATTATAATAATAGATTTGCTGATGCACAAACAGATAAGCAAAGACAGTTAGCTGCTATTATGAGGATGAGAGCACTTATGGATTATAACACAAAAGAAGATTATGTAAAAGCTATGCTTAAAAATATAGATGGTAAATGTATTATATTTGCCAACACACAGAAGCAAGCAGACCGTATCTCTAAACATAGTTATCATTCAGGTAATCCAAATTCAGAAGATAATCTAGAATTATTCTCTGACAATAGGATAGACCATCTATCATGTGTAATGCAGTTAAGTGAAGGTGTAAGTATACCAAATTTAAAACAAGGTATAATTATGCATGCATATGGCAATGAGAAAAAAACCTCACAAAGAATAGGTAGATTATTAAGACTTAATCCACGTGAGACAGCAGTATGTCATGTACTATGTTACAAAGGAACTCAAGATTCTAATTGGGTTACTTCAGCACTAAAATCATTTGATCAAACAAAAATTCAACGTTATAACCCTTTAAATAGATAAAAAATGCAAATAATTATATACACATTATGTGTAGCAGCAACAATTTCAGCAGCAGTACTAGCCTATAATGTAGGTAAAAGCTTAGGCAAAGAAGAAGAAAAAGAAGACTTCAAAAGATATCTAAACAGAATGACTGTAAGAGATCTATTAGAACACAAAAAACAAAAGTTTGGAAGATTATAAAACTAAAACAAATTAATATTATGGGAAGAATGAAAGAATTGTTCATAGAACAACAAGAAGAGTTGGAGTACAAAGGTACTCATGACGCAATGATACACGGCCTATCTAGGCGTGCAATAGAAGAATATATAACTGAAGGAGATACACCATGTCCTAATTGTAGTCAGCCATCATTATTACGTAATGAAGGTAATGCTAAATGTTTGGAGTGTGGTCAAGAGTATGTCTATGTAGGTGCAGCATTAAGATTCATATAATATGGAGTTTACATATGATATGGATGGTATAGAACTAGATGTAGTTTATACCTATGATCCAGGTGAAGCACAAGTGTGGACAGAATCTAATGGAGACCCAGGAACACCGGGAACAGCTCCTAGTGTAGAAATTACTGCAGCATTTTCATTATTAAAAGATAGAAATAATAATGATGTAATGGTTGATATACTTCCACTAGACATAGTTAATCAATATGATATAGAAGAAGAAATACTAGAAACTTATGAATGAAGAAGAAGAAGATTACAGTCACTTGCATATAAAAGCAAAAGATTTAAAAGATCTTGAGTCATATAATGCAAAAAAATTAGAAAAGAAATACAAAGGTTGTTTCTTTAGTCTTATGTTTGGTGTAATATCTCTTGCGGGAGTATTACTATACAACTTGCTGATCCCAGTATTAGTTTGGATTTTTAATTTTATATCACAATAATGGAAATAATAATATCAGATGCAGGTGATGAACAACCGGGCAACCACATAATAATAACAATATGAAAGATAACTTATTTATTAAAGCATCTATTAAAGATGGTGAGTTACATTTCCCTATAAAAGCTACAGGAACTAAGTTTAAAAAGTTTCTGAATCAGTTACCTGATGACTCTAAGTTAGAGATATTTATAGGAGTAAGCGGTGATAAGGGGAGTAATCCTCAACTTGCAAGGCTACATGCAATGATTAGAGAAATAGCACAAGAAATTGGCTATACTTTTGAAGAAGCCAAGATAACTGTAAAAAGATCTGCAGGGCTTTGTTTTGTAAAAGACAAACAAGAGTATTGCAAATCATTTGGTGATTGTGATAAGGATGAACTAAACCTTGCTATACAAGCATGTGTAGAAATAGGTGACTTTAATAATATGCAGCTAAGATAATTACTCAACTTTTTTTAACTGAGATACTTTATCAGCAATGTCTCTTAAGGCATCAGTAGGGTTGTCAGATGTTTTCATAGACTCTTGAGCTATTTTATCAAATGCTTCTGAATCAATGTCAATTTCTTCCACACGTTCAAGACCTTGTTCTTTAGCATAAGATTTTAATAAGTGAATAACAGCATATAAAGTATACATTTCTGACTCAAGTGGAGTTAATGAAACAGCTGTATTTTTATCATCCTGTGATAGTAGAGAATTAAACTTCTGTATAACTTCACCTATCTTATCAAATCCAGGGTATAACTCAGTGAGATACCTATAATAAACTTGTTGTAAACCAGTTATAAATGCAGGATTGACATCTGCTTTTATATTAGTTTTAATGTCGTAAGTAATGAATTGTTTTTTTTCAGCCATAATAAATAGATTATACATCAAAGATACAAATAATAAAGCATAAATATGAAAAATATAGAAATAGATATAGAAGAGCTAAGGGACAAAATGAATGATAGCCTGAAAGGATCAGGTTGGGAACCAGCATTATCACCATTTATTAATGGGTTAGATTTTGATATGATAGTAACAAAACTTGTTAGTTTAGTTAATGTGAATAGAAGATTTACTCCACAATTTAAAGATATTTTTAATGCATTTAAAGAATGTCCATACAAAGATCTAAAAGTAATAGTAGTTGGCCAAGATCCTTATCCACAATTAGGAGTAGCTGACGGAATAGCATTTAGTTGTAGTAAGAAAGGTAAAGCAGAAAAATCCCTGCAGTATATTCTTAAACAAACTATAGGTGATTATACTGATACAGGTAGAGCTATGTATACACCAGAAGAATGTGACTTAAGACGTTGGTCAAACCAAGGCGTGCTATTATTAAATACAGCATTTACTTGTGAGATTAATTCTATTGGATCACATATAGACTTGTGGAAACCATTTACTAAATATATATTTGAGCTTATCAATAAGCATCACAAAAATATACCAGTAATACTTATGGGTAAAAAAGCAGAGATATGGGAAGTACATTTAAATAATCAAAAAATATTTAAAGTAACTCACCCGGCATCTGCAGCTTATAGAGGAGGAGAATGGGACAGCAATGATGTCTTTGAAAATGTCAATACTGAGTTAATTAGTCAAGAGAAATCTTGCATAAGTTGGTAAATTTTACTAAGTTTGTATCATAAAATTAAATACTAAATGTCTAATAACCAAGAACTTACACAAAAACTTGAGATTGAGAACTTTAAGGAGCAATTCTTACAAACCTTTGGTCTTAATGTATATGTATATACAGAGCAAGAACCTGATTTTAAAATATCACTAGATATATTTCATCATTGTACTCTTATAGCTCTTAGGAATAATCTACCTGAATATAACTATTTAAAGAACCTAAAAACTAAAACTAGGTTTAGGCCATATTTAGCATATGTTCAGGCTATGTCATTTATGGCATTTAAAGAAGGTCACAGCAAATCAAGTATTGCTTTATCAATAAAAAGAACTCATGCTACAGTTATTAACTCTATTAGAGTTGTTGAAGACGGATTCTTTTGTAAGGATAGAAATATAGTTGATGCATTTAATCACATAATTAAAGAAATAGAAATACATGTGGGAACTATTCCAGAAAATCTTAAAAGCAAACCTAACACCAAATCAAGCTCTGATCCTATTTGGGATGAAGCAAGGCGTATCATTAACCAAAGTTAAAGATATAGATAAAAAGGAGTTAGTTGAAACAGGTTATATAAGTAAAGAAGATAACCAATATATAATGACACAAGAGGGTAAAGCCTTTTGTGCTAAGCTAGATAATTATTTTATTAAAGCTAAAAAAAAGACTGACATACAACTTATGGGCAAAGACTTTGTAGATGATATAAATTCATTTAGAGAGGTATTTCCACCTAAGAGGTTACCAAGTGGTAAACCTGCTAGGAATAATGTAAAAGCTCTAGGAGAAGCATTTAGATGGTTCTTTGAGACTTATGACCATGACTGGGCTATAGTACAGAAAGCTACTAAGATGTATGTAAATGAGTACAGAGATACTCAATACCTATATATGCAGACAAGTCAGTATTTTATATGTAAGCAAGATAAGCATAGAGTTAAACACTCAACTTTAGCAGATTATTGTGATATGATTATAGAAGGCACTAATACTGAGAGAGATCACTTTAAGGAAAACGTAGTATGAAAACAAAAGAAGCTTGGGTTGGGCAATATGCAGCCTTCAATGAAGCACTTAAGTATATGCTTGCTAGATCTAAAGGTGAAGAGAAATCAATTTATACACCATGGCCTAAGTTTAATGATGCCGCTACTGATGGTTTAGAGTGGAATACTTTAACAGTTATTGGTGGTAGACCAGGTTCAGGTAAGACATTGATTAAAGACCAAATCATTAGAGAGTCTTTTGCTCTTAATCCTAATGATGATTTTAGAGTATTAGAATTTCAATTTGAGATGGTAGGTAGAACATCTGCTATTAGAGAATTTAGTTCTATGACAGGAAAAACTTATAAAGAATTATGTAGTGCAGGATCTGTGCTAAACAATTCTACTCTAAATGCATGCCATCAGTATGCAAAAGAAAGAGTAAAGAACCCTGTAGATATTATTAGTACACCTTTAACTGTGAATCAAATGCGTGAGCAAGTAGATGCTTACATGACTTTACACAAAGGGAAGAAAACTATGATTACTTTAGATCATACTATGCTTGTAAAGAGAGCACCCTATCAAAACAACACATTAGATATGATGTTTGAATTAGGTGAGTTCTTTACTCAGTGTAAGAGAGACTATCCATGTTTATTTATTGCCTTATCACAATTAAATAGGAATATAGATAATCCAGACAGAGCTATAGATGGGAAATATGGTAACTATATACTTGAGTCAGATATATTTGGCTCAGATGCAATGCTGCAACATGCAGATATGCTTATAGGTATTAACAGACCTGCTAAACAAAAGATTAGATTCTATGGCCCTGATAGATATATGATAGAAAATGACAGAACACTAGTATTACACTTCTTGAAAGCCAGGAATGGTGATGCAAGAATGAGTTTCTTTAAAGCAAAGTTTGAACAAATGCAAATAGAAGAAATGGCAACACCTAACCAACAAGAAAGAAGATGATAAATACTAGAAATTTAAATAATAAAAAAAATATGGGATTAACACCTGCAGAACGCAAGAGCAAAGTTGCAAAATTAAGAGAAGAGCATGATGATTACTTTCAAACAGAAGGTAAGGAAAATGCACTATACATTCCTAAGATGGCCTATAGACCATCTGGTAAGGATGAGCTACATGTTAGTTTTTTTCCTAGTGAATTAGAGAAAGAAGCAGACATATATACAGAGTTTGTAAGTATTGATTATGATACAGAAGATCCTAAAAGAACATTATATCTACATAAGTACAATCCTCATTGGAAATCAGAGTATGAATTAATTACAAGTAACTCAGGATTCCAGAGACATTTGATTCCAGTAAGTGAATTAAAAGTTATTAAAGATGTAACGTCTAAGGATTTACCAGGCCAACAGTTTGTAAATATGGGTAAAGTTACAGATCTATTTAGCTTACCTAATCCTGATGAGACACCATCAACAGCACTTGTAGATAAATTAGAAGAAATAAATCAAACCTTAATAACATTAACTAAAGTAATAACTAAATATAGATAGTAAAATGGCACAAAGTGTATTAGTAATAGCAGATTCAGGTACAGGAAAGTCTACCTCAATCAGAACGTTAAATTCAGAAGAGACTTTCATTATAAACATTGCAAATAAACCTCTACCATTTAGAGGTTGGAAAGGTCATTACAAACAAATTAGCAAAGATAATCCAAAAGGTAATCTTACCTCTGCATCATCATCAGCAGGTATTATCAAAGCTATAAATCATGTTGATCAAAAAATGCCACACATTACAACATTAGTTGTTGATGATTGGCAATATATGAGTTCATTTGAGTATTTTGATAGAGCTAATGAGAAAGGTTATGATAAGTTTACTCAGATTGCAGCTAACCTTGCCATGGTGGCAAAGTTGCCTAAAGATTTGAGAGAAGACTTAACTATAATCTTCTTGACTCACTCAGAAGATTCAACTGATATCAATGGAAATAGAAAAATCAAAGCTAAAACTATAGGTAAAATGATAGATAATACTTTAACTTTGGAAGGCCTATTCTCTATTGTATTATTTGGGAAAGTAAATAAAAATGATGATGGTGAACTTGAATATGGTTTTGAAACCCAAAACTCAGGAGAGAACACATGTAAATCACCAATGGGTATGTTTGAGGATAAATTTATCCCTAATGATCTCCAGTATGTAAAAGAATGCATACAAAAATATGAAGAATAATATAAATCAATTAAAAAAAAGTAAATTATGTTAAGTACTAAAGACATGTCTGCCGGAACAGGTAGCACAAAACCAGTAATTGGAGTAGGTAATCACAAAGTAAAAATTAATTCTATAACATTTGATCAGACTCCTTATGATTCTGATGCTTACAATGTAACATTACACATAGAATCTGAGCCAGTAGCTGGTGAATTTAATGGTTTCTTAAAAGATATGAATAATCCTAATGGTGAGCGTTATGCAGGCCAAGTAGGTAGAGTAAGATTCTCTCCATATCCATTTAAAGATGCTACATTAAACAATGGTAATGAAATCAGTAGAGATACAGAAGTTTTAAAAGCTATGGTGTTTTTATCTGAAGTAGTAGGTAAGAGAACTCAATTAGATGCAATTTCTGCAAATACAATTGAGGAGTTTATGACTGCTTGTAATGGTATTTTATCTGAAACAGGCTATATTAATGCGTGCTTAGGTGCACGTGAGTGGGAAAACAAAGAAGGTTATGTAAATAATGATCTGTTCCTACCTAAAAGAAGTAAAGCTGGTATGCCGTTAGAAGCAATTGATGCTGATAACTCTAACTTGTTAGACTTTGATAGAAATGATAAGAATCATTTTAGACCAATGATCAAAACAGAATCTGCACCGGTATCAGGTGGAGGATTTGAACCATCAGTAAGTACAGGGAGTGACTTTGACCTCTAGTATAAATCTAAAGATTGGGGCTAGTTTAAATGCTAGCCCCATTTCTTTTTAATATATTTGAGAATGTTTAGCACAAAAAACTTAATACTAAATGAATCAGATGTACCCAGTACGTGGGTATTTGAATACTACTTAAATCTTTCAGAATCTTTAACAGGCCAAGACATAAAGATTAAATCAATCTTTAATCCTAATGAGAATACTCCAAGCTTTTGTGTATATGTAGATCAGTCTATTATGCAATATAAGTTTAAGGATTTCTCCACGGGAAAAGGTGGCAATAAAGCTGAGCTTGTAAGGTTAATCTTTGGATTAGATTACCCTGCAGCTACAAAAAGAATTATAGATGACTATAATAATTTTGTAAAGAATGGTGGTTATAAGCAAGAAACATTTACCGCTCAATCTAAGTGGGAAATTGATTATATAAAGTTTAGAGATTTTACAATAGAAGATAGTAAGTACTGGTTATCCTTTAGAATAGGAAAAACTATACTTGATACTTATAATGTAAAACCTATAGAATACTTTAATTTAATCAAGGAAGAAGGACAAGAGATTCAAAAACTTAGAATAGGTAGTAAATGGTGTTATGGTTACTTTGATAAAAATGGTGAAGTATATAAAATATATCAACCAAAAAGTAAAACACATAAGTTCCATAAAGTTAAAAATTATTTACAAGGATTTGATCAACTTAATTTTGATAAACCTTACCTGGTAATATGTTCATCTCTTAAAGATGCAATGTGTTTAAAAGGTATAGGATATAATATAGAAGTATTAGCACCTGACAGTGAGAATACAATGATTAAACCTCATATAATTGCACACCTTAAAAAGAAATATAATAAAATAATAACTCTCTTTGATAATGATGAAGCAGGCCTAAATGCAACTAAAAGATATGCAGAAACATATAATATACATGGATTTGTCCCAACTATATGCAAAGACATATCAGATGCAATGGCTCAGCATGGATTAGATAAAGTCCATACAATGCTAAAACCTTTATTAAAAGAAACCTTAAATAAATAAATTATGAAATGGTGGATACCAGGATCAGTTCCCAGTAGTAAGAATGGCCGTAGATGGACAGGAAAATACTTTATAGCTAGTAAAGCTGTAATGAATTATAGAAAGATAGCTAAAGATTATTATGCAAAACATGCAGAAGAGTTTAAAGCTGAGCTAGCTAAACATTCATTACCAGCAAAAATATCTTTCACATTTGTCAGAGGCAGCCGCCATAAGTTTGACTATATAAATCCTGCACAGACCGTGCAAGATGATATGGTTAAAGCAGGGTGGATAGAAGATGATAATGCAGAATTTATACTACCTGTTTTTGTACAGTATACATATGATAAAGATAAACCGGGAGTATGGATAGAAATATTAAAAGATGACCAAGAAAATAATAACAATTGAGGAGTTTTTTAGATTAAAAGAAATGCTGTCAGGATCAAAAGAAGATCAACAAGTTGCCTGGCATATATATAAGAATAATTATCCTGAAGATATGATGATGGATACATTAATGCATAAAGCTTTAGTATTTAAAAATAGAAGAAATTTTGGTGATGCAATATCATTTCATTATCATACAGACACTATTAAAATATATGCTTATATAGATTCAGAACGCATGGATCAAATCTATAATGAAATTCTAGATAAAATAATGAGAAATGATTAACATACAAGATCAGGTTGCTAGAACAACCAAGAACCTAATATTTACAGAGCCCTTTTACGGGCTTTTTTTAATTGGTATCAATAAGACTTATAGTGAACAGATTCCTACAGCAGGAGTAAGTAAACATGGTATTGGTATGCAGTTGACTATAAACCCAGAATTCTACAACAATTTAAGTGAAGACCACAGATTTGGTTTGATTAAACATGAGCTATTACATATAGCATTTGGACATTTATTATTGAGAGATTTATATACTGATCACAAACTATTTAATATAGCAGCAGATCTAGAGATAAATCAATATATAAATGAAAGCAAGCTGCCAGACGGTGGACTGTTGTTGAGTAGTTTTCCTGAGTTACAATTACCTAAAAGAGCAGGTACTAAAAAGTATTATGAGCTTTTAGAACAAGCACAACAGGATGGGACCTGTCCTTCATTAGATAGTCTAATGGATAAGATGAATGGTGAATCACAATACTGTCATGGTACATGGAATGATTTTGATGATATGTCTGAGCCAGAGAAAAAACTAATGGAAAAGCAGGTAGAGCACCAATTAAAACAAGCTGCTGAAACTACTGAGAAGAGATGTGGTAGTGTACCTGGTGAGTTATCTGATCTTATAAGAAGACTTTTGCATATAGAGCCAGCTAAATTTGACTGGAAAGCATACTTAAGAAGATTTGTTGGGAATTCTAGTATTATATATACTAAAAAGCTGAGACGTAAATATAACAAACGTTATGCAGCTAATCCGGGACTGAAGATTAAGTTTAAGAATCATATCCTTGTTGGTGTTGACACATCAGGATCTGTAAATAATGAAGAGCTAAAGGAATTCTTTAGTGAGTTAGCACATATGTCTAAAACAGGACATAAGATATCAGTAGCACAGTGTGATACTAGTCTTAGAACTGTAGAAGAATTCAATCCTAAAAAAGATTGGGAAATACATGGTAGAGGTGGTACATCATTTCAACCAGTTATAGATCATTTTAATGAAAATAAAGGAGCTTATACAGCTCTAGTATATCTAACAGATGGTGAAGCATATCCACCTGAGAACTGTCCAAAAAATACCTTATGGTGTTTAAGCAGTATATCAGATGTAAATGATGAGTTACCAGGAAAAGTAATTAAATTAAATTAATAAAAAAATGGCACAAGTAAATTTAAATGTAACAGAGTTAAAAGGTTTTGTAAATCACATAATAACAAATAATAGATATCTACAGAGTAATGGGAAGGGTCCTGTATCTGTAGAAGTTGTAGGAGAATCAGGTATTGGTAAAACTTCAACAATAGTTGAGCTTGCAAAAGACAACAACTTAGAATTTGTAAAGTTAAACCTAGCACAGATAGAAGAATTAGGTGACCTAGTAGGTTTTCCAGTAAGACAGTTCCAAATGTATAAGGAAAAAACTGTAGCTGCTAAGAAAATTGATGACATATCTTATACTGCGGCACAAAGAACAGCTGCATCATCTGACCTGGCTAAAATGCCAAGCACTACAATTAAGAAAGTAGGTATGTGGGTTGATGAGCTTGCTGTAGAACATTATCTGAAGACCGGATATAAAATGACAGGTAAGAATAGAATGTCTTATTGTGCACCTGAATGGATTGCAGATAAAAAAGCAGGTGGTATATTATTATTAGATGACTGGAATAGAGCTGACACAAGATTTATTCAAGCAGTTATGGAATTAATAGACCGTCAGACTTATATCTCATGGAAATTACCAAAAGACTGGCATATTATGCTAACAGCAAATCCAGATAACGGAGACTATATGGTTAACAGTGTAGATAGTGCACAGAAGACTAGATATGTAACTGCTAATCTTAAGTTTGATGTTAACGTGTGGGCTGAGTGGGCGGAAGGTGCTGGCATAGATTCAAGATGTATTAACTTCTTGTTGCTGCACCCGGAATTAGTAACGCAAGAAACTAATGCAAGATCTATTACAACGTTCTTTAATTCTATCTCTAGTTTTGAGAAGTTTGAAGATAACTTAGCACTAATACAAATGATTGGTGAAGGTTCTGTAGGAGATGCATTTGCTTCTATGTTTACTACATTTATCAATAACAAACTTGACAAGTTAGTTTCTCCAAAAGATCTATTGACTCATGAAAATGAATCATATATTTTAGGTGAACTTAGAAGTTGTATTGGTCAAGATGATACATACCGTGCTGATATTGCTGCTACTTTAGCAACAAGATTAGGTAATTATGCTGTAGTATATTCTAAAGAAAATACTATAAGTACAAAAATTACAGATAGAATTAATTCATTAGCTACTAAAGATTACTTTACAAATGATCTAAAGTACTTAGTGATAAGAACTATCTTCAATGGTAATAAACAAAAGTTTAATAAACTTATGATGAACCCAGCAATAATTAAAATGACAATGAAATAGGATGGCAAATAAATCAGTATATCAAGATTTTGATACTGATGCTTTAACTTACTTTGGATTAGAAAAGGACACTGTTTATGGTGTCCTTTCTAGTTCTGGTGAGGTAAATAAAGTATTATGTACTCAAGATCAAACAACATATGAGAAAATACACACTATATTAACAGTACCTACAGAAGATGGTACAACTTTTAGAACCAAAAAGAAAGCTTTTATATTACCTAAGTGCAGTGTATCACAAGATAGATTAAAAGCAGCTCTTAAGGAGCACAATATATCTGTAACAAATAATTTTGACTTAGCTGATCTAATTATAGGTCATGGTGATATAACGCCATATGATAAGATATGTAATGGGGATAATATACCCAGTACTATTATGATGGCAAAGTTATGGAACTATGAAACTACTGGAGGCCGTAATACAGCTACACACCCTTTTGAATTAGCAATTTTTAAATCAAGTGTTCCAACTCTAATAACTAGTAGATTAACTGAAAAGGTGAGATACTATGATTTAGATATAGAAAGTAGTGTTTATGATGAATGGATGCTCACAGGTATGGCATTAAATATAGCTCATCTTATAGATACTACACAGTTGAGTGTTATTGACGCTGAGACAGTACTACATAGTTCTGCATCTAAGATGATTATGGATGAGCAATTGCTAGCAGATCTTGATAGACAACTTTGTTCTTCAAGTGATGATAAAGCTTTAGCTCTTAAAATTATCCCTAGTATATGTTATAAAACAAATTATCATTTACTATGGCAATTTGCTAAAAATTGTAATCAAATAACATATGCAGATAATAGAGATAAAGATCTACAGTACTGGATTGAAGCATCTAATTTCAGATCATTTGAGAACAGAAGTGCACAAGACATGATACTATGGTTAGAAAAAGAAGAGAAGTTATGCAAAACAACTTTTAGATACTTAGAACCTATAGTAAGGAAAGAGATTAGTATACACAATAGAGACCTTTATACATTTAAGGTGGCAGTAAAAAAAGAATATCAACAATACTTAAAAAATACAAATGAAAAAAAAACTAGTAATATCATTTCAGATTAGAGATGAGAATGTAATAGGTACAGGTAAAACTGCTAAGTTACATTCATCCGGTATTGAATATAATTTTGATGGATACTGGATGGGCAACACAAGCAATTGGCACATAGGACATGAAGAAAGAAAAGAGATTGGTATTGATTTTAAACCAACAGAAACTTTCACTATACAAGATAAGACTCTATATAGATTTCCAAAACTAGATTTACCTAGACAAAAAGTGGACTTACTTAAAGAGAAATATAACTGTAAAGTTATAAGAGATCCACAAAAAGCTGATGTTCATATAGTATCAGAAAAGTTTTTTAATGATTTATTTGATTGTGAGTGGAATAAATGTGTTCCATTCAAATTATTCTTTGAATTCTTGACAGATATTAAAAATGCATCTCTGTTATCTGATGCTGCATTGGATAAAGCTAGAGAGATGGTTAATTCATTAGATAAAGATTTAATGGTACGTGTTAATATACCTTACAATTATAATCAAGGTGCAAAAACTCAAGATATAACAGATAGTTTTAAAAGTTTTGTTGATGTTATGTATGAAAAACATAATGTCACTGTTCCTGGTAGTAGAGATATTGTTTTACATGAATCAGATGCTCCAACTTATCAAGGTATATTAGATGCATTGTCTACTAAGACTATATTATATGATACAGCCATCACAGCTATAATTGATGAAGAACTGGCTACTATAGAAAATAGTGAGTATAATAATGTTGAAGCAATGGTTAAAAGTAATGATAGGCAAAACAGATCTTTAGCTTTAGAAATGCTAGCAAACTGTAACCTGGAAAAATCTTTTGATGTTGTTAGTAGTGTATATTATTGGAACTATGATTGGCTTAAGGATACAGATAACTGGAACAGTGTTAATGTAAAAGCAATGAGAAGGAGACTAGAAAAATATTCTAATTGTGGTAATCAAACATCAATCTGGCCCTATAATAACTTTATTAAGAGTTTAATTGATGACAATAAATTAACTAAATTTGCATTAGATCATACAAGAGAAAGATTAATGAGAGTTGTTCTGGATTCTTTAATTGGTAAAACAGCAGAAGTATTTGCAATAAACTTGTCAGACTTAAGATTAAAAGATAACTTACTAAATAATTTAATAATAGAAAAAAATGAGCAAGCAAAAACAGAAGGACTTGAGACTGATGATATCACAGACAATCTTATTGTATAAAGAAAAAGTACATCAAACACCTGAAGTTATATTAGCAATACAAAAACTTCAACAAAAGCTTGATATAATTGAAAATCCAAAAAATGAAAAGAAATGAACAACAAGAAGAAAAGTTTTATGCAAACAAAAAGTTTTGCTTTAGCTATTCTTCTTTAAATAAATTATTATTTTCACCATCCTTATTTTATAAGGACTATATACTATTTGATAGAGAAGTAAGAACAGACAAGCACCTTGTAGAAGGTAAGCTTGTTCACTGTTTATTATTTGAACCTGAAAACTTACATAAGAAGTTTAATATTGTACCAGGTAAAGCACCAAGTGATAACATTAGAAAAGTAATGAAAGATATGTCTATTCATACTAATGCAGAAACATTAGATCTATGTGAGGTACAGGCCTTAGAATCATTAAAAACTTTAAATCTTTTCCAGTCTCTTAAAACAGATGCACAAAGACTAAATAAAGTTATTACTGAGGATAATGAACCATATTGGAAGTTCTTATCTAATACTAATATAGATGTAGTAGATCAAGATACTCTTCAGAACTGTATAGGTAAGGTTGCTATATTAGAGGATAACAAAGATGTTACAGAATTATTTAAAACAACTGAGACAGATTTTGAATTAGATAATATAACAACGCACAGTGAACAGTATCTAAAATCTGATTTACAAAAGATGCCATTTGGTTTACATGGATATGTAGATTATTATCAGGTTGACACAGATAAGAAAGAAGTTATTATTTGTGATTTAAAAACATCAGGTAAAACTATTACTGATTTTAGTGAGTCAGTAGATTATTATAACTATTGGCTTCAGGCTGCTATATACTCTAAACTAGTGTATGATACCCTGGGAGATGATAAGGATGAGTATAAAATTTTGTTTAAGTTTATTGTTATAGATAAATATAACCAAGTTTATGTATTTGATGTATCAGATCAATCTATGAATGACTGGGCAGATGGTCTAGGTGGTTCATTAAAAACAGCTGAATTTCATTATAATAGTAAAAATTATAGTTTACCTATGGAATTCTTAGTGAATAAAGTTAAATTATAATATGGGTGTTTACACAGATTATTTTCAAAAGAGTAAAGTTTTTATGTATCCTTTATTAGGATTAAAAAAAGGCTTATCACATGTTCCTAAGCAAACTTATATAGCTTGGGAAGATGTGTACTCTGTTGATGATAGGATGTTTTTATGTTTATATCATACAAAAATGAATGATGTATTTAAAGTATTTGTTAAGCAGAACTTACTGACTAACAAATACTTTTTAAAACAGATTGAGCTAGATAAAGCTAGACATTTATTTGTATTTGACTTTAATAAAATAAAGTTTGACTATGATAACTTCATTGCAGGTAAGTATTCAAGATTTACTGTAGATGGAAAAATCAATATATTAGATTTCTTTGGTTATGATGATAAGGTAAGTGAATATATACATTCATTTCTATCACCGGAAGAGAGTCATGATGAGTATGCTAAATTCCTAGGAGTAGATCCAGAAGATATAGCTAATGTGCATGAGATATGCACACCACCAGACTTAGACAAAGAAACAATGATAGATAATAATTATATTATTTCTCAATTATTAAAGGATAGTTTTATATCTTTGAAAAAATAAAAATATATTATGGCACAAATTGGACAGAACATGATGTTAGTTAATTCTACCTTCAGAAACACAAAATCCTTTACATTAATACCTGTGAGTTCAGACTCACCATACGTAGAAGCTATGTTTGACCCATCGTCAAGCATCTTAGCTGTTATCAGTAAAGTTATGAAACAATCATATCACATGGTTCCTAAATTAGATGATGAAGGACAACCAATGAGATTAAAAAATCCTAACCAACAGACTGGTAAAACTGTCAAAGAAGAAAGAAGACTAGTAGATACATTCTCTGAATTCTACTTATCAGATAAACAAGATATACTCAGCTTTATAGCAATGTTTGCAGTAAACTCAGAACACTTCAGTGTTGAAGAATTCTTTGTAGACACAAAAGAAACTAAGGTTTCAAAGCTTATAGTACCAGGTCAATAGTCTATACATGTTGACTCTTTAAAAAGGAAGGCCCATTGATTTGGGCTTTTTTTGGCTCTAAAACATAAAATTATATGAGACATTGGGTGATGGATTATGAAACATTGGCTAATTGTTTTACAGGTGTATTTGAACATTACAAGACTCAAGAAACTGAGATCTTTGTAGTTCATGATCTGCAAAATGATTTACCAGAGTTTATTAATTTTTTAGAAAATAACATAAGAAACAAAGAGTGGCACATATCCTACAATGGATTAGCATTTGATGCACAGGTCACTCATTATATACTAGATAATCACTTTCTATGGAAAAGCTTAAGTGGTTGTGAAGTAGCAGCTATTATCTATACATATGCTCAAAGATGTATTACTAAGTCTAATAAGAAAGAGTTTAGTGATTACCCTCAGTGGAAAATGAAAATGGGTCAGATAGATGTATTTAAAATGCATCACTGGGATAATCCTGCTAAGCGGTCTAGTCTAAAGTGGATACAGTATAGTATGGATTGGCAGAATATACTTGATATGCCTATTCATCATGAGACACTTATATCTACACAATCTGAAATAGACACAATCTTAGAGTATTGTATAAATGATGTAAAATCAACAAAAGAAATATTTGTTAGAGCTCATTCACAGATAAAACTAAGAAAAGAACTTACTGATACATATGATATAAATTTGTATAGTGCTTCTGAACCTAGAATAAGTAAAGAATTATTTGGATTTTATTTAAGTCAGAAACTTAACATACCTAAAAGAGATCTTAAACAGATGAGAACTCATAGAGGTACAATTAAAGTTGCTGATATAATACTTCCATGTGTAAACTTTACATCTGCTGAGTTTAGAATGATACATGAAAGGTTTAAATCATTAGAAGTACATGCTTCAAGTTTAAAGGGAAGTTTTAAATACCATATAAATTATAAAAATGTGAAAACAGATTTTGGTTTAGGTGGTGTTCATGGTGCGGCTAAGAAAGGTATTTATGAAAGTGATGATGATATGATTATTATGTCATCAGATGTTACAAGTTTTTATCCTAACCTAGCCATAAAGAATAAGTTTGCACCGGGTCACTTCCCTGTAGATGAATTCTGTGATCAGTATGAATGGTTCTTTGAAGAACGTAAGAAGATTCCTAAGAGCAATCCTATGAACTATGTATATAAGATTATACTTAATTCAACCTTTGGTCTTAGCAATGATGAAAACAGCTTCTTTTATGATCCTGAGCTTTGTTTAAAGATAACAATCAATGGTCAATTGACTTTAATGATGTTATATGAACAAGTAATGGAACAGATACCGGGTGCAGTAGCATTGTTACAGAATACAGATGGTATAGAAACTTTAATTCCTAGAGAGTATAAAGATCTATATATGGAAATATGTAATAACTGGGAGAAAATTACTAATCTGAACTTAGAACATGATGAATATCAAAAACTTATCTTAGCAGATGTCAACAATTACATTGGTGTGAATAACTACGTGGATGTTGACATTACTAAGTGGAGAGAAACTAAACAGAGTCAGCCTCATTACTTATTTAAAGTAGAGAATGATAAATTTAGTTTTGCACCAGTAAAGTTAAAAGGTAGGTTTGACTTTCATAATTTACAACTTCATAAAAATAAGTCAAAGTTAGTAATACCTAAAGCTATATATCAATACTTTGTTAATGATATACTGCCTGAGCAATATTTAGATGAGAATAAAAACATTCTTGATTATTGTATAGGAGGTAAATCTAAAGGAGACTGGAAGCAAGTTGCTAGAGGTATAACTAAAGGTGTGTTTGAAGAAGAGGATTTACAAAAGATCAATAGATATTTTATCTCTAAAGATGGAGTTAAGATGGTCAAGGTCAACAAGACAGATGGTAGAGAAATACAATTAGAAGCTGGTAAATGGCTGCAAACTGTATATAATAAGATGGAAGTGGAACCTAAATGGGAAAACTATAATATTAACAAAGCTTACTATATACAAGCAATTGAAACAGAAATTAATAGTATATTGTCTGTACCAACAAATCAATTAAAATTATTTTAAAACTATGGATTATTTTGAATTAGAATCAGTCGTGGAAACATGGGCTCATGAAAAAGGTATTCTTGTTAAAGCCACACCAATGGCCCAGGCACTGAAGACATTAGAAGAAACAACAGAACTCTGCACGGCTATCAATAATGATGACCGTGCTGAGATTATAGATGCTATGGGAGATATAATGGTAACATTAATCATCCAGGCAAAGATGCAAGGACTTTCCCTAGAGGAATGCCTTGAATCTGCATATCATGTAATAAGTAAAAGAACAGGTAAAATGATTAACGGTCAATTTGTAAAAGACAAAGAATAAAAAATAAATAAAATGGCAAAACAAATAAAATTTAATATAGAAGCTAGAGATGGCTTAAAACGTGGAGTAGATGCATTAGCTGATGCAGTTAAGGTAACTTTAGGACCTAAAGGGAGAAATGTTATTATATCTAAAAGCTTTGGTTCACCACAAGTAACTAAAGATGGTGTTACAGTAGCTAAAGAAATAGAACTGGATGATCCTTTAGAGGATATGGGAGCTCAGATGGTTAAAGAAGTTGCTAGCAAAACTAATGATTTAGCAGGTGATGGAACTACTACAGCTACGGTTTTGGCTCAAGCTATAGTAACTGAAGGACTTAAGAACGTAGCTGCCGGGGCAAATCCAATGGACTTAAAGCGTGGTATAGATAAAGCAGTTAGTCTTGTTGTAGAAGAATTAGAAAATGTATCTACAATAGTAGGTGCGTCTTCTGATATGATAGAACAAGTTGCAACTATATCTGCTAATAGTGATAAAGCTATTGGTTCTTTAATTGCTAAAGCATTTATTAAAGTTGGTAATCAAGGTGTTATAACTGTTGAAGAAGCTAAAGGTACAGATACTTATGTTGATGTAGTTGAGGGAATGCAGTTTGATAGAGGATATCTTTCTCCATACTTTGTAACTAACCCGGATAAGATGTCTGCTGAATTAGAAAACCCTTATATCTTAATGATAGATAAAAAGGTATCTAACTTACAAGAAATCTTACCAGTATTAGAACCAGTATCTCAAACTAATAGACCACTGTTAATCATTGCTGATGATGTTGATGGAGAAGCTTTATCTACTTTAGTAGTTAATAAATTAAAAGGTTCTTTAAAAATTGCTGCAGTTAAGTCTCCGGGATTTGGTGCAAGAAGAAAAGATATGCTTGAAGATTTAGCTATACTTACAGGAGGAGTTATTATATCAGAAGAGAAAGGTTTATCATTAGATACTGTATCATTAGATATGTTAGGATCTGCAGAAAACGTTATAATTGATAAAGATAACACTACCATAATAAATGGATCAGGTAATAGTAATCTTATTGCTGATAGAGTAAGCCAATTAGAGGGTTTAATCAGCTCAAGTACTAGTAATGAAGATAAAATGATATATAGAGGCCGTCTAGCTAAAATAGCTGGTGGGGTAGCAGTATTATATGTTGGTGCAGCTTCAGAAATAGAAATGAGAGAAAAGAAAGATAGAGTTGATGATGCACTTGCTGCAACCAGAGCTGCTGTAGAAGAAGGTGTTGTACCTGGAGGTGGTGTTGCTTTACTTAGAGCAAGTTTGATCTTAAATTCTTTAGAGTATGAATCTCCTATTGATGATGAAGTGACTGGTGTTGATATTGTGTCAAGAGCTATAAAAGCTCCATTCAGAACTATATGTGAGAATGCGGGTGTTAGTGCTGATGTAAAACTTGAAGGTGTTATGTCAAAACATACAGGAATAGGTTATGATGCTAAGAATGATGAGTATGTTGATATGTTTGAAGCAGGTATAATTGATCCAAAGAAAGTAACAAGAATTGCATTAGAAAATGCAGGATCTGTTGCGGGTATGATACTTACTACAGAATGTGCATTAATTGGTGAGAAAACTGATATGTTTGCTCCACCAATGGGAGGAGGTATGCCGGGCATGCCAGGAATGATGTAAAAAACTTGTCTGAGTCAAGTTAATTTATTATATTTACACCTTAATAGTTTAAACTTATGGGATACACAAAACCAAAAGAGACTTCTAGACATTACTTAGAAGCACAAACTTTACCTAATCATGGTAAAAGTTACACAGTTATATCACACAAACAAGTGATAGATAACACAATGAATCTATTGACTCAGTCAGGATTCACTATAATTAAAGAGATCTATAGATCTAATATGAATGCTAATGTAGCACAGGGGATATATCATATCCAGCCTAACAACCCATCTGATTCACAGATAATGAATGAAGAAGAACTTGGGATGATGTTTGCATGGACTAATTCATATGATAAAAGCACACGTTTTCAATGTGCAATTGGTGCATATGTTAAGGTATGTTCTAATGGTATGGTTGCTGGAGAGATGATGAATTTCAAAAGAAAACATACTGGAACAGCAGACCGTGACGTTAAAACTCACATGTCTGATCAAATTAAAAATGCTGAAAAGTACTATAAGAGAATCATAACTGATAAGGATTTTTTAAAGTCAATTACTATTGATTGTAAAGAGTCATCTGAATTAGTTGGTAGATTGTTTATTGATGAAGATATGTTAGACACACAACAGTTGTCTAGTATAAAAGCAGAAATAGATAAGCCTTCTTATGATTATAATACTGATGAAAACTCTGCATGGGCATTTTATAATCATATAACACATGCATTAAAGAAAGCACATCCAAGAGATTGGTTAGTTGATCAGCAAAATTTTCATGACTTTATTACAAATGAACTTATTAATCCTAATTTATATTTAGCTAATGAGATCAATACTGATAACAGCTTAATAGATATAACTATGCAAGATGTTGTTGAGGTAGTAATTGATGAAGATATAACTGATAAAAGATTAATGCAAGAAATGTATATGGGACGTATATGACAAACGAATTAATAATTTGGGTAATTATTATGATAGTTTGTTTATATATAATCTACAATAGATCATTAGGTGATTAGCAAGGGCTTGTAATGGGCCCTTGTTCATTACATAAAAAAAAATTATATGACATCTGAAGAAAGAAAAAAAAGACCTGTCTTCACAGGCGTATTAAAATATTTCCCGGATGCATTGATGGAAATTGCTAGAGTATCATTAGCTGGCAATGAACAACATCATCCTAATAAACCTTTACACTGGGACCGTAATAAATCCAATGATGATTTGGATGCACTGACTAGACATCTTATAGATGCAGGAACAATAGATGATGATGGAATCCGTCACACTGCTAAAGTTGCTTGGCGTGCATTAGCATGTCTACAAAAAGAACTAGAATCTGATAAAAAATATGACACAGCTGTTATTGAAGAAAATGATAGGATGAATATTATAGGTCAGAATGGTAATGATGGTTTACATTATGAGTAAAAAATCAAAAACAAGTAACATAGTAGTAATATGGCCTAGTAGAAGGGGAGTTGGGGTATTCCCACTTAACTTTACGGGTGTTTAAGAGCATCCTTTAATTTTATTATTGGACTCCCCTTTTATTTTTTATTATACTGATCAGACATAATTGTATTCATTGAACCTAATACAGTCTTGTCTGAGGTGGGCCTAAACCCACCCTTTGAAGCTGTTTCTACAGGTGGTACTATGGAAGTTTGTTTTTGAATATTTCTTCCTTTACCATATGGTGTCATTTCTGGACTAGTGTTCTTTGTCATAATAATTTATTTTATAGTGTTGTATAACCAATGGCAATTAACTCAGCTTTTACTAAATTATAGAAAACTGATTGTGCCGCTCCAGGGGTTACATTACTAGAATATGTTATTCTTGTAGGTGCTCCACTTGACTCAGGGAATAATGATTGTGTTGTTGGATTATAAGCTAAAGCTTCTGGTAAATAAGATCCACTGAATCCATTTGCAGTTCTACCACCTGTTCCTACAAAACCACCGTTATTTAATAATGGTCCTAAATCTGGTGTACTTCCATTTACTTTAAAGAATATACCTCTATAGATACTATTATTACCAGCTGCTGTCTCCATAGTGCTAATATAATTTTTTACACTATTTACATCAGTTAGTATTTCAGGGACTGTAGAGTTTTGTCTATCTGCCCATGATCCAGATCCACTTCCTGTTAATTCATATTGACTTGATTCATCACCCCAACCCATAAATACAATATTCACTGCACCTGAAAAAGTAGCTAGACCACCTTGACCTCTGTTACCAAGCATATCTATTTGCCTTTCAGCACCAGAATGACCCCAATAAATATGTGAATCATATTGATCACGTCCATTTGTTGCTGCGTTAGTATTTGGAACTCCTCCAGCATTACCTACACCAGATTCAGTACCTCCAGTTTGATAATAATCTTGATACAAGTTTCTAAAGTTTGTTACATCTGCATAATCTGCTACATAAAGTGCTTCAGTCATTGTAAACGTAGTTGTAGAACTATTAGGAGATGTATTAACAGAATCCAATGTACATGAATTAGTAGCTAAGTTAATTGCAGTAACTAATGTTCCAGCAGTAATACCAGTACCACTAACTTCCATACCAACTCTTACACATAGACCTGCAGATTTAGTAGTACCATTAGGATTACTTACAAATTGAGTATCAGGCTGAGAAACATCAAAATTAAAAGTATTATTATTTGTAGGACCATTTGATTTAGCAAAAACCTTTGGTATACTAGACATTTGTGCTGTTACTTTAATTGTACTATTCATAGATCCTGAAACATCACTCCAATTTACAAAGTATGTATCTTTTGTTACAGCTAATCCACCAATTACAAAACTTTGTGAATCTGATAAGAAATCCGGATCAGTTACAGTAAGTGTAACAGTATAGCTACCACCAGTAGGAGGATAAGTACCACTTAATGTTCCAGTACAATCTCCATTATCAACAAAAGTTAACCATGGTGCAGCTGGAGTACTAGCAAAAGTATATGTTAATAGATTACATGGGTGATCAGGATCATTTGTTGTCCAGTTATATGTCCATGTATCACCACCTGTTAAATTTGGATAAGTATTTGCAGTTACTGGATCAGTACTTGTCCAGATAGGTGCTTCTGCTATAGGAAGTACAATAATAGTTACTGTTGCTATATTACTAATACAATATCCATCAGTTGCAGAATATGTAAATGAAGTTGTTCCATACCAATTTGCATCTGGTGTAAATGTATATGCACCAGTATTTACATTAAAGACAAGCGTTCCATTAGCAGGCTGTGTTACTGCTGTATAAGTAAGACCATATCCTCCATAACCATCATCAACAACAGTTACTGTATTATTTAATACTGTATCTTCATTGATTGTTTGCACACTATTACTAGCAACCGGACAACCATTGGTAGACATTACTTTACAACATGCATCCCAATATAACATTTTACTGTTACCTCCAGGGATAGCATAAGTAATATATTTAAACTTAACTGACTCACCAAATAATAAAGTAGAAGTTGGATAACCATTATCTATTCCCGGTGTCCATGTAACTCTATTATTATATAAGCCACCTACTGGGCCCCATCCGTCAGGAAATCTAATAACATCATCTGTTAACAAAGTACCAGATAAAACATTTTCAGCAATTACTTCACCTTGTTGACCATCAGTTAAGTTGGTCATACCTTTTATAACCGTAAATCCTACCTTACTAGTAGTTAAGTTAACAAAAGCATTATAAAAGTTTTGAGTCCAATCTAAAGTAGGGCTCATTGGTAATGTATCAAAACCAACAGTAGGTATTATTGTTGCCGCATCTCTGAATTTAACTTCATTAGCTGCAGCAGGATCTCTTACTAATACTTGTATAAGTGTATCATCTTGTGCTACACTATCTAATTTTACTATACCTACATTTTGTAGTATACCATCGTTCTTAACTTGTGTAGCCGGGGTACCTGAGTTACCATCTTGAATAAGTAATGAACAACCTAACGTATTTGAATCAGGAGTCCATAATGGAATTCTATATATATCACATACTTCTCCTACAATTGCAGCAGGATTATCTTGCCATGCAAAAGTAGTACCATCAGCAATTAAAATTTGATTTGCTGTTCCTACAGCTAGTTCTACTTTTAAATTGTTTACATCACCTTGCCATAATGATCCATATGTTAATGCTTCAACCACATCATCATTAGCCCATATAACTCTACCATCAGCTAAACCAACAAGTACTTGTGATAGTTGACCAACATTACCTTGTGAATCTGTAATAGGTCCATTTAAAATAATATTAGAATGTAAAGTTGTAGTTGTTGTTGGAACAGCAGGAGATGCTGTAACGCTACCATGTTGTACATTTACTAAAGCAGTAAAAGTTACACCATCCATTGTAAAGTTAGCATCATCTTCTAGTAAACCTCCAGGGCCTACTATAACTATACGGTTATCTGTTAAAGAAGTAACTGTAGCTGTACCATTAACTATTAGATTACCTCCAATAGAAATAGTATCACCTATAGCATTCTGAGTAATAATAGAATCTTTTAAAGTATCCCATGAACATGTTCCTTCTGGATTAGTATACACAGGAACAAAGCCTAAGTTACCTGAACCAGGCTGAGTTCTAGTTAGATCCTCAGTTGCTTGACATACAAGGTCTCCCCATTTAATTACAAATGGTTCCATCTTTGGACTATAAACAGCACCAGTATTTAGTGTACTGTTTTGATATAGTTTACCAAACTCAAAATGATCTCTTACTTTATCAAGTTTGATCTTCTTCTTGTTTCTCTTTAATAATCCAAGAACTTCTTGTATATAGATACTCATATCTTTGTTTTTTATTTTTTAGTTTATTTGTACATTACAACATTAACCATTGCATTTAGTCTTGCTCCAGTGCTATCATTCGCAAATATAGTAAATGATGATGTGGATTTATCACTTATAACTACTGTAATGTCTTTATCTGTTTGAGATGATTGACCCTCAGTTGTAACGTTTACTAGGTATTGTACATTTGCCATAGGCACCGTCCAATTTACAGTATATAATCCAGTACTTGGTGATGCATGTGTTACAGTTCCTAAATATGATGTATTACCTGAATTAACAGCACCTAAATTATTAACAGAAAAGTATGCTACAGGCATTATTACACTTGGTTGTGCAATAAATTGTGTCCATAAACTACTTAATAATGCTTTTTTATCAGTTGTTGTTTTACTATCATGATAGATCATATAATCTTCAGCAATAGTAGGTTCTCCACCTCCTGCAGTTGGAGCACAAAATACTACACTGCTTGTACCAGCATAATTTACTGCAAATGTATCTGGAGTTGTTGATGAATCTATTGTTAAACCACATCCTGCCTGAGCGGCAAGAGTAGTAGGAGATGTCCAATTTCCATTACCTTCTAAGAACAGACCTGCAGAACCTGAAGGAGGTACATGACCAACTCTAGCTCCTCCACCATATACATTAGAGTTTATATTAAGTACATTACCAGCTACAGATCCACTAAGTGGTACTGTATTTCCACTAGTTAAAGCAAAAGTTACTGATGTTACTCCGCCACCACTAGTTGCATAGTTAGGTATATTTAATACACCAGATATAAGAGTTGCAGCACCAGATGTACCAGTTGTTGTTATACTTGCTACTACATTGGTATCTGTCCAAGGTACATTAATTACACCTTGATCACTACCGTTTAATTGTAAACCATATGTTCTTTCAGCTTGTTCAGTTACAGGATTTGCATTAACGGCTTGGTCAACATCATTAAATAATTTAACACCACCTAAAATTACAGTTGTTGCAACAGGTAAAACATATCCACTTGGTACTGTTTGCCATGTTGCATCAGCTCTTAAAAATTTAGTTTGATCTCCAGCTGCTGATGCTGGTACTGCTCCTTTTAATCCACCTGCTCCAGCAGTTGCTGCAGTCATAGTATTAATAGAAATAGCTGGTGTAGTTCCACCAGTTGATATGATTGGTAATGTTCCTGTAACTGCTGTTACAGTTCCTCCACCTCCTGTATATTGAGGGATATTTAATACTCCACTTGTTAAAGTAGAAGGCCCTGATGTACCTGTAGTTGTTAAACTCGTAAATGGTACTGAAGGTATAACCGGAGTAGGTATGTTTAAAACAGTACCACTAAGGGTTGCTGCACCAGATCCTGTTGTTGTTAAAGTATTTTGTGTATTAGCGTAGTTAGGTACATTTAAAACTCCCGAAGTTAATGTAGATACTCCACTTGTTCCAGTTGTTGTTAAGCTAGTAAAAGCAGATGCACCTGGTGTAGGAATATTTAATACATTAGATATTAATGTTGCTGCTCCGGTACCTGTAGTCGTTAAACTATTTACTTGTCCACTACCTGCTGCTGCATCAACCCAATCAAGTGTAGTTCCTGTACTAGACAATACTTGTCCTGCAGTTCCTAATTGATCATTAACATCTAAAATACCACCTGTTATTTTTATTCCAGTTGCTGCGGTTGCA